TCTCTCCGACACGCTCAGAAATAGCCCAAGACAGTCCATTTACAGCCAGACCAGTCCAGGATTAACCCGATGGCAGCCAAACGATCCAAAGCGCTACGAGGGGCAACTGAGCCGAGGCTTCACAGCCAATATCTCAAAGGCGCTTCTAAGGTTGACGATGTAATTGAACTTGCCAACCTAATTGAGATCCCTTTACTGCCTTGGCAAGAATTTGTGCTGCGAGATATGCTTAAAGTGGACACTAAGGGCAACTGGATTCGTAAAACCAACCTAATCTTGGTTGCTAGGCAAAATGGCAAGACTCATTTGACTCGCATGCTGATTCTGGCTCACCTGATTAAGTGGGATAGCCGCAATATCATCATTGCATCTTCAAATCGCTCGATGGCACTCGATACCTTCCGCCAAGTGGCCTCAGTCTTTGAAAGCAATGTAAATCTGATGACTCTGGTTAAACAGATCCGATATGCCAACGGAACTGAGTCAATCGAGATGAAAGATGGGCGCAGACTCGATGTAGTAGCTGCTACCCGTGATGGTGCTCGCGGAAGATCGGCAGATGCGCTATTTCTTGATGAAATCCGCGAATGGTCAGAGGATGGATACCGAGCAGCGATGCCGGTAACTCGCGCTAGGGCAAATGCTCACACTTTCCTGACTTCTAACGCTGGAGATGCTTTCAGCACAGTCCTCAATCAACTGAGAGAACGAGCGCTAGACAATCCGCCAAAGTCTTTCGGATTCTACGAATACAGCGCTCCCCAATACTGCAAGATTGATGATCCTAAAGCCTGGGCAATGGCTAACCCTGCTCTGGGCTATTTGGTCACACCTGAGACACTTGAGGAGTCAGTAGCTACTAGCCCAATAGAAAATACGCGCACAGAATTGCTCTGTCAATGGATTGACTCCCTAAGCAGTCCTTGGCCGCATGGAATTCTTGAGGAGACTAGCGATAGCGAATTACAGATCCCGCCTGGCGGTTACACAGTCTTCGGCTTCGACGTATCACCTTCTAGGCGCAATGCTTCGCTAGTTGCAGGGCAATTACTTCCTGATGGGCGTATCGGAGTCGGCATATTGCAGACTTGGGAGAGTGCAGTCTCGGTCGATGACCTTAGAATCGCAGCTGATATCAAAGGCTGGGCAGATCAGTACCGACCACGCCAAATCTGCTTTGACAAGTACGCGACTGCTTCGATCGCTGAAAGATTAACTAATGCTGGCTGCATAACTCAAGACATTTCAGGCCAGCAGTTTTATCAGGCTTGCGGAGACTTGCTCGATGGCCTAGTGAATCATCGCGTGGTACACAATGGTCAAGCCAACCTAATCCAGCAAATGAATAATTGCAGCGCCAAGGTAAATGATGCCGCTTGGCGTATCGTTAAACGTAAATCCGCCGGTGACATCTCTGCACCCATATCTTTGGCAATGGTTGTGTCAATGTTGATGAAACCACAACAGGTAGCGGCTATCTACACAGAATAATCTATATCTAGTGTATAATTGCGGTTTATGGGTATCCTTTCGCGCCTTACAGGTGCAACACGCGCAACGACGATTGAAGCGCAAGCAGCACCACAAGTTTTAGGTGAATATTCACCCTATGCAATGCCTTTCCAATTTGCCTATGTAGGTCGTACCGAGGCTATGGGTGTACCGGCACTTGCTCGCTGTCGCAACTTACTAGCTGGCACTATTGGCACAATCCCGCTGGAACTTTACAAGAAATCTACAGGCGAAGAATTAGGAAAGCCTCTTTGGCTTGATCAACCTTCTTATCATCAGCCTCGATCAGTCACTATTGCTTACACAGTTGACTCACTTCTATTTTACGGCCAAGCATTCTGGCAAGTTGTTGAAACTTACCAAGAAGATGGCAGACCTTCTCGCTTTGAGTGGGTTGCTAACAGTCGCGTAACTGCAACACTTGATCGCGATAATGTATTCGTTAAATCTTATGCAATCGATGGCACAACAGTACCGATGGATGGCCTCGGATCTCTTATCACATTCCAGTCACTTAACGATGGCATCCTAAATACAGGAACATCGACCATACGTGCAGCTCTTGACATTCAAAAAGCCTCAGTAATTGCAGCGGCAACTCCAATGCCTACTGGCTACCTAAAAAACACAGGCGCAGACCTTCCACCGGCGGAAGTTCAAGGATTGCTTGCAGCCTTCAAGAATGCTCGTCAGAATCGCTCAACTGCTTATCTTACTTCTACTTTAAATTATGAGACCGTAGGATTCAGCCCTAAAGATATGATGTACAACGAGGCTATCCAGAATCTAGCAACAGAGATCGCTCGCCTTTGCAATATCCCGCCTTACTACGTCTCAGCAGATCAAAACACCACAATGACTTATGCAAACGTTCAAGATGAGCGCCGCCAATTTCTCACACTATCTTTGCAGCCATTTGTATCAGCGATCGAAGATCGCCTATCTATGGATGACATTACAGCACGAGGAAACATCGTTAAATTTGATATTGACAAGAATTATTTGCGTACAGATCCACTTTCAGAATTAGCAGTCATTCGAGAGATGCTTGATCTCCAACTAATTACCCAGGAACAGGCTATGAGAATGACAGACTTAACACCTAACGGAAGCGAAGGAATTATATGAGCGAAATGCTGACATTTTCGGCACAACTTACAGCAGATAGTGAAGCCCGCACTATATCTGGCAAGATCGTGCCTTTCGATGGCGAGGTTGGAAACACATCCGCCGGCGCAGTTGTCTTTGAGCGCGGCGCGATTAACATAGCTGATTCAAGCAAAGTGAAGCTCTTATTGGAGCACGATCCTAAGCAGCCAATCGGTCGCGCTCAATTCTTTAACGAAACAGAAGATGGAATCTACGCATCATTCAAGATTTCTAAATCATCACGCGGCACAGATGCTCTCATCGAAGCTAGCGAAGAACTCCGGACTGGTTTATCAGTCGGAGTTATGGTCAATGCAGCAAAGCCTAAGAATGGCGTGTTGTATGTATCGAGCGCTGACCTGCTCGAAGTAAGTTTGGTACAAGCAGCGGCATTCAAGTCTGCGGCAGTAACCGATATAGCGGCATCAGAAGATGAAGTCGCTGAACCTACCCAACCAACAGAAAGCGAGACAGTCGTGGAAGAAACCACAGCAGTCGAAGCAACACCTACAGTTGAGGCTGCCGCAGTTGAAGCTGCTCGCCCTGCTGTAACAGCAATGGCTTACACAAAGCCACGTATTGAAGTAACAGCTGCTAAGTATGCAGAGAACACAATCCGCGCAGCACTCGGAGATGACTCAGCTCGTCAATGGATCGCAGCAGCAGCAGACACAACAGACAACGCTGGACTAGTTCCAACACGTCAACTATCTGAAATCATCAACCCACTCGGTACAACAATCCGCCCATCAATCGATGCAATCTCTCGTGGAGTGCTTCCAGATGCCGGCATGACATTCGAGATTCCAAAGATCACAGCAATGCCTACAGTTGCAATTGAGCCAGAAGGTGACGCATTCAGCGACACAGATCAGACATCAGCATTCTTGTCAGTAACAGTGCAGAAGTACGCTGGACAGCAAGTGTTCTCAGTTGAATTGCTAGATCGCACATCTCCAGCATTCTTCGATGAACTTGTCCGTAACATGGCAGCAGCCTACGCGAAGGCAACTAACTCAGCAGTCAACGCTGCACTTATTTCAGGTGCATCACTTGATGCAACAACAGTCGCAACATACCCAACAGCAGCAGAACTTCTCGGAATCGTTGGTCGTGGCGCTGCTTCTGTATATGGCGCAACTGCTGGACTTTCAAATCCATTTGCTCGTAACATGATTGTTTCTACTGGACAATGGTCAAACCTCATGACACTAAATGACGCTGGACGTCCAATTTATTCGGCTGTTACAAATCCTATGAACCAACCAGGTGTGTCAACACCTACATCACTAACAGGCAACGTTGCAGGATTAAACCTTTACGTAGATCCTACAAACGGTGGAGATGGCGATGGAACAATTCTCATCGTTAACCCAGATGCTTACACATGGTACGAGTCTCCAACTTACCGCCTACGCGCTGAATCAACAGCAGCAGGTCAGGTAACTATTGGTTACTACGGCTATGGCGCAATTGCAACCAAGGTTGCAGCTGGCGCATTTAAGAACAACAAGGCGTAAGCCCATTTAAGTCGCTGGCGGGGTAGTGCCCTTCTACCCCGCCAGTCTTTAGGAAGGATTAGAGAATGTCATTGACAACAGTTGCAGAGCTTCGCAGCGCCCTTGGCGTTGGTACTCTCTACGCTGACAGCGTGCTGCAATCCGTATGCGATGCGTCAGATGATGTCCTACTTCCTTTCATTTGGAGCAATACTGAATTTGCTGTAGCACATTCAAACGTGGGCACAGTAGGCACGTTATATTTCGATATCAACGTTAAAGACATTTACTACGTGGGCCAGACCATAGTCGTGGAAAACGCTGGGGCACACTTCAGCGGCAATAAAACAATTCTAAGTGTAGATACTCGCAGCATCACAATTACAACTTCACACGTCACAGATAAGCCAAAACATCCTTTTAACCCTTACGCTATCGTCAAGGCTTCCGAGTATCTTGATCCTGCTGACGTTCCAGCTATCCAAGAAGCCTCACTAATGATTTCTATTGCTATTTGGCAAGCGCGACAAGCGCCAAGCGGTCAAGGTATGACAGTTGATGGCTTTGCACCTTCACCTTTCACAATGTCTAACACTTTACTCGCTCGCGTTCGCGGCTTGCTAGCTCCTTATCTAGATCCGCGCTCGATGGTTGGCTAACCATGGCAGCGATCTCAACCCTTCGCGCCACTATTGCAGCGGCTCTAGTCGATAACACTAAATATTCAGTATTTTCATTTCCACCAGCCACACCCATTGTCAACAGCGTTGTGTTATCACCGGCAGACCCCTATTTGACTCCGACTAACAACGGTCGCAACACAGTCTCGCCACTTGCTAACTTTAATATTAATATCTTCGTGCCTTTGCTAGATAATGAAGGAAACCTAAATGGAATTGAGGATCTGCTAGTTGCTGTGTTTAACAAGCTAGCGGCATCCTCTATCGTCTATAATGTGGGAGATGTGAGCGCTCCAAGCGTTCTCAATGCTGCAACAGGCGATCTACTCACCTGCTCAATGCAGGTGTCAGTCCTAACGAGTTGGAGTTAAAATGACCCTAAATGAATGGGAAAAAGACAATGAA